TGTGCAAAACCGCTGGAAAAACATGACGCAAACCAACTACGCGGCGACCGCTTGGGTGATGAATAAACCGGCGATTGACGGTATCAAGCTATCCCAACGCATCTGGAAGCTCGCGGATAAAACAGCAGAGGACGTGAAGCGGATACTGACGGCATCACTCCAAACTGGAATGAGTGCAAAGAAGGTTCGTAACCAGATATTACGCACGCAAGCACAACTGGAACCTTCGATCCCAAGGTATATTCAAGAGCAACTTCAAGGCTTATCACCCGCTGGCGCACGCAAAGTGATAGACAGGTACGTTCGCAAGACGATGCGATATAACGCGATGAGAGTTGCAAGAACGGAGATACAGCGAGCGTGGCGCGGCTCATACGTTGAGATGACGAAGAAGCTGCCGTTTGTGAAGGGCATCAAGTGGAATCTTTCCGGGAGTCATCCGGAGGTTGACATCTGCGATGATCTGGCAGACGCGGACGTCGGGCTTGGCCCGGGGGTGTACCCGAAGAACGCGGTGCCTTATGGCGGACAACCGGCTCATCCACACTGTATGTGTTATCTCACGTCCGAGATGGATAGCGTTGAAGAATTTGTAGATTCCCTATAGCCCCAATACGGGCTTTTTTCATACATACCCTCCCTTGCGGGCCCGCAGGCCCGCTTTTTAGTGGAGAAATGAGGTGGTTATCGAATTATGCACATTGTATTATTCCTTATCGGGATAGGGCTCGGATTGATTGTGGGGTTCTGCGCGGGTCTGATTGCCAAAGAGCCCGCAAAAAAAGAAAGGGCGCGTAAATGGAAAAAAGGCAACTGGTGACAATTGGGATTACCAACTACAATTCGGAAATACGATGGGATAAGCAGGGGAACAATTACGCAAAAGTAAAAGCACTGATGGTCGCGAATCATTTTCATCGTTACGGAGAACACTACGCCAACGGGCATTATCCGCAATATCTTAAAAACAACGCAACACGAGAAGAGATGACGCGGTTCGCGGAACCGCTTTTTTTATCCGCAAAACGATACTATCAAAAATATAACGAGGAGTGATTCTGATGGAAGAAACGAGCGGGAACGTTATCAACGGTACTGCTGTGGAAGCAACAAACGAGAGCGCGCAAGGCGAATCGCGATATACGCAATCCGATCTTGACAAAGCGATCGCCAAGGCAATTGAAACGCGCGAGAGAAATCTCAAAACGCAATGGGAGAAAGAGCAGGAAGACAAAGTAAAAAAAGTGAAGCAAGAAACCGAACGCGCAAAGCTGGAAGCTGAGAAGAAATTCGAGGAACTTTACAAGATGCAAATTGAGCAGACACAAAACGAACGAAAGGAACTCGAAGCCGAACGAATCCAACTGCGCGTGAGTGCAAAGCTGGCCGAACACAAAGTGCCATCGGCATTCGCGGATTATATCCTGCCTATCTCAGGTACACCGGATCAAGCGGAAGACAACGTTAAGACCTTCAAAAAACTACTGGACACTTACGTGGACGAAAAGATCAAAGAGATACAGGGCGCGGGGATCAGCGTAAAAGGGGTCAAGTCGCCGACAAACTCAACTGGCGAATCACTCGGTAAGCGGTTGGCTCGACTGAAACCCAAAGAACCCGATTCCACGATTTACTTCAAAGAACCTTAAACAAAGGAGATGACAAGATGTCAAAATTCTTAGAAACGACTTACACAAGTCAGAAAGAGATACTCAAATACGACCATTACGTTGCGCACGCAGTAACGGTCAGCACGGCAGGCGTAAGTGCCGACAGCGACAGCGGCAAATATATCGTACCCGCCGGAACGGTTGTCGGAGGTACGAGCAAGTCAGTGCTGCTGAATCCAAGTGAACGCGTTGTTGTCAAGAACACGCCGTCGGTAGCAGCGTCCGTAACTTTCGGGACGAACGCGAACGGCGCGGTAACATTCACCGCAGTCACCCCGGGGACAACCGGCAACGCAATTAAAGTAGCTTTCTTGAATCCAAACACGGCGAGCGCGGCCCTAAGCGTATCTATTGCCGCTGATACAATCAACGTATACCTTGCAACGAACACCTCGTCCGCGCTTACGACAACCGCCGCTCAGGTGGTAGCCGCCGTGAACGCGCATCTTGCGGCAAGAACGATTGTGACTGCCGCCAAATCCGGAACAGGTGCAACGGTTGTGGCTGCGAAAGCCGCGACAGCTTTGGCAGGTGGAACGGACGGGAACGCGAGTGACGCGGAAGGAATCTTACTCTGGGACGTAGACGTATCAAACGGGGATGCAGCCGGGACGATGGTAGTACACGGCTTTATCAATCGCGCGAACCTTCCGACTTCTATCTGTGCGGAAGCGCAAGCGGCAATGCCGAACATCACGTTCGTATCATAAGGCAGGTGTGAGATATGGCAAATAACATTTTTGATTTAATTACAGCGAAAGAAATCGCGACTTACTGGGATGAAACCAGCAGCAATAAATCGCCTTACCTCGGGGAATCCCTGTTCCCACCGAAGAAACAGATTGGCATTGACCTGTCGTGGTTCCGCGGAACAAAAGGTCTGCCTGTTATGCTCAAAACATCGAGCTTTGATGCGAAAGTGCCGTTCCGCGATAGAATTGGCGTAAAAAAGATTGAGACCGAACTTCCGTTCTTCCGCGAAGGGATGTACATCAAGGAAAAAGACCGTCAGGAGCTTCAACGTGCCCTCGCAACCGGCAATCAAGCCCTCATTGACATCATATTGAATAACATTTTTGAGGACCAGTCAGGGCTTATCTCGGGTGCGAAAGTTGCGCGCGAACGGATGATTATGCAACTGCTCCAAACGTTCAAGATTTCGATTACCGACGGGCACACGCCGCTTGATTACGATTACAAAGGTGATTCCGACCATGACGATACTCTTACATCAACGAAAAGATGGTCACAAACCGCAACAGCGGATCCCGTAGGAGATATACGTGGATGGCAGGATACGATTGAGGATGACACTGGTGTGAGACCCACTCGTGCGATATGTACGAGAAAGACCTTCAACTATATCGGAAAAACCGCGGCGGTAATTGCGGCGTTCAACACAACTGACCGGCTCGTGAACGAGAAAAACGTGCGAGCGTATTTGTATGAAGAACTCGGCATCACGATCGCCATTTACAACAAGAAGTATTCACTAAACGGAACCGCGACGGCTTATTTTGCGGACGAGATATTCACGTTACTGCCCCCGACCACGCTGGGAAATGTGTATTTTGGAACCACGCCCGAGGAAGCCGACCTTCAAAGCACACCTGGCGCTTCGGTATCGATTGTTGACACTGGCGTTGCAGTTACAACATTGAGAAAGGCTGATATTCCCGTCAACGTGGAAACCGTTGTATCACAGCTCTGCCTGCCGTCGTTTGAACTCATAGATCAAGTGTTTATTGCAACGGTTCACGGCAACTCATAGTATGAGGGGTGATACACCCTTCTTTCCTAAGAGGTGAGATATGGCATACAAAAGCAAGCAGAAGGTAAAACAAATACCTGAACCAGAAGCCGAACCGACGACAATCATACCGGAACCGATACCAGAACCGGAGCCAGAACCCGAATTCTATACGCTTGTTATCACGAAGAACTGTCGGGATAGCATAATGCGTTATCAAAAAGGCAAGGAATACCTCGTAACGCCAGAGGTTCGAGCCGTGCTGCTCGGGGCGGGTGTTGCTCGTGACAAATCTCGCGCTCATTAAAACGGTGTTCCTTGATTCGGATAACGCTATATTTTCCGATGATGAGTACAGTGCGTTCTTGACGCTGGAAGGGTTAGAGGCATCGGTTGAGGCTTCGGGTGATGTGACAAACTTGATGTTGACCAAGGCGGCGTTGCTTGAAGCGATTGCCGGAAATCCGGAAAAGTTTAAGAAGTATAGTCAAGGCAGCGTTGAGGAAGATTACGACAAGCGATTCCTATTCGAGATGGCGCAATCAATCCGAAGGCGTTATCAGGAGCTATCATGACCGGCACACTGACACACTCCGAATTGGTTATGGATGCTTCCGGGAATCCCGTGTCAATTCAATCTTCAAGGCCGATAACGTTCAACGACTTGGACTTTCAACCAACGCGCGGTAATCAGTTACAGATAAGCGAATCGGGTGAATACAAGTACGATCACCGCAAATTATACTACCGTGGCGACGTGGATATCGTCATAGGCGACCGGCTCACAATACTGGACAACGCTTACACCGTCGCGGCTGTGCTACCTTACGAGTCGCACAAGGAGATCGTGCTTAATGCCTGCCAATAGCACGGGGTCTTGGAGCCGAACGCCTAAACAGTTGGCGGACGCATTGAGAGCAAAGCTCGCCAAGAGTGATGACGCTATCGTGTTAACGCTCCATCGGATCGGGCAAGAGGCGGTGAACTGGGCACGGGACAACGGGAGTTACACTGACAGAACCGCAAACCTTCGTAACAGCATCGGATACGCAATATACAAAAATCGAAAACTTCTTGACTGGATACACGACGATGGCGGACATTCCGAATCGCGCGGTAACGCATTAACGGCAAAATCGATTTTTGAGCAAGCAGTACCGGATAACGGGTACGCGTGCGTTGTTTTCGCTGGGATGGAGTACGGAATATACGTCGAGGCCAAGGGATACACGGTATTATCCGGATCGGTTCAAGCATCCCCGGTGATGAAGTTGTTGGATCAGGCGTTGAAAAAGGCGGTCAAATGATGTTGCACGATGAGATACTGACGGCAATCTATAAGAAGTTACAACCGACCGGTATAGCGACTTATAAGCATTACCACACAGCAACCGGCGAACGGTTTGTGTTGCTTCTCAAGGGAAATTTTTTAGAAACGCTCCAAACCGCGCAGCTCTGGATAATGATGTACACGCCTAACTACAACGGAATAACGCCGAATATCGCACGGCTTGGAGCTTTGAAGGCAATAGTTACGGGCGCTCTATCTGATACGGAATACACCGCCGCGGGCGCCCCGATTTACTTGGAATTGTACAACATCGAAGGGATCGTGACGGATCAAGCGAACACGAATGAATCTTTTCAAATTATGAGATACAAAATAACAACAAAGGAGTGAGAATATGGCAGACTTTGCATTTAACATCGAAAGCGTAAACATTGCGGCGGCTTCTTCGCTGACGACTTTGGCAACATGGCCGACCGGAGCGTTGACCGTAGACCTTGGGAAGACACGCGGTGGGGGAAGCATTCGGCAGGAAGTTGAAGAATTTATCGTTGAATCAGACCAGAGCGCTGACCCTGAATATGTTGGTATCAAAAAAGCGCCGAAAACATTGACGCTGAACTTGCTCGACCTGAAAGCGGCCAACCTTGCGATTGCGTTCGCGGGAACCGTAGGAACAGGCGCGTTGGCGGACACGGTAACCATTCCTAACCTTCCGGACGGAATAGAGCGGGCTGTTAAGATTGTTACCGTGGCGATTGGAAGTACCGGCAAACAACTCGAGATAATTATCCCTCGATGTAAGTTCAAAGGAAATTCGGAACTGTCACTTAACCGTGATGACGCATCAACCTTGCCGCTTGAAGGCACGGTGCTGGCCCCGAACTCCGGTGCGCCGATGCAGATGAAGTGGTTGTCCTCTTAATAACAGAATAACGTTCAACAAGAGCCCCGCAATAATATGCGGGGCATTTTTTCTAAAAGGAGGGTAAAAAAGTATGGTTACTACACCCAAAAAGACCAAAAAAAGCGAGTTGCAAGCAATTGGGAATATACCCGCTGAGATAAAGATAGGTCCAAAAAAATACCCGATCAAATCCCCTTCGATCGGCGTGTCGTCTCTTGTGGCGCAAAGGTTGAAGGTGATATTCGATGAACTCGACTTTCATCCGGAGAAGTACGACAAGGAATCGGTAACGCTCCAAAAGATTGTGGGGGACTTGATACAAGGCATCTACACCTCGATTATGAACCGAAAGAATGACACGCTTTTTGACGCGGCAACCGAAGTTATTGCACTTATCATCAACAACAAACCACTTGACGCAAGAGACATTGCAATCACGGCGGAAGAGGTTAAGTGGGGACTTGAGTTATCCGAGTTTACTGGGTTACTTTGGAAGATACTCGAAATGAGTGATCTATCAAATTTTTTGATGCTTCTCCTTCGGGTGGGGCAGAACCTCGACCTCGAAGGAGCGCTCTCCGGTACACGCGAATGATCTACTCCGTTGCAAGCGGAATGGGATGGACAATAGACTACATCGTTTGGGGATTAAGTGCCAAACAATTGATCCTGCTCAGTGAAGCAGCCAAAGAGATATACGAGAAAGATTCGGATAAAAAAAGCGGAACCATCCGGCTCGAAGACTTGAGCGAGAAGGAACAAGAGAAAGAAATTGAGAAGCTCTTCGGAATTTCGATAGGCGGTGAGAAGCGTGGGAGTTGAGATTGATAGGCTATTTTACACGATAGGAATCAACAGCGAAGGATTCAACCAAGCGGCCAATAACGCAGAGGCACGCTTCGGACAACTTATGAACACCGTGGCTGGATTGGCAGGGACACTCGCCGCCGGGTTTGGGTTTACAAACGCGCTTAAAGATATAGCAAAGACGGCGAATGAGTTTGACCATGCAATGCGAGGCGTATGGAGCATTACCGGACTTACCGAGAAGGAGTTTAAGAATCTCAAAAACGAAGTTCTTTCGCTGTCAACACAAATACCCTATACAGGCAAAGAGATCGCGGGCGCGTTGTATGAGGCTTATTCCGCAGGAGTTAAGACATCCGAAGGGTTGAATTTTCTCCAAGTGGCTGCTCGTGGTGCTATTGCCGGGGCAACGGATCTTAAAACCGCCGTCGATGGTTTGACAACTGTTCAAAATGCTTGGGGCATTTCTACCGAAGACTTAACGCAAAAACTGGACATCATATTCTACGCAATTGAGCAAGGGAAAATGACGTTTGAAGAGTTCAGCGGGTTTATCGGAATGGTTGCACCGACGGCTGCCATTGCCGGGGTATCGCTCGAAGAGGTTAGCGCGGCGATCATTACGCTTACAAAACGCGGGATACACGCCAGAAACGCGATGACATACATCAACGCGGCGCTTACACAAATCATATCGCCATCTGCCGAAGCACAGGTAACAGCTCAACGCCTTGGAGTTGAGTTTTCACTTGCCGGGCTACAAGCTAAAGGATTCGCCGGGTTTATCGATGACCTCACCAAAAAAACAAAAGGCAACGTTCAAGAGTTATCTGGCTTATTTACAAGCATAGAAGCTCAAAAGGGTATCTTCTCGCTTGCTGGAACGGGTTTGAATGAGTTTATAACCAATTCCGATTTAATGACCGGCAAGATCGACGCGATCGTCGGGAAGTTACAGCAGAACGTTGAGAACACGTTTATCCAGCGCGCATCAAACGAGCTCGAACAACTATCCGGTAAGAAGGTGAACATTACCGTTGATGCCATCGCGGGGTCAACCGCCGGGATTACGGATACCGCCGGGACGATCACGGCTAATTTGAACGAACTGGCCGAACAAGCCGGGGCGAAGGCACCGCAGCTCGAAAAGTTATACGACGATTTGGTTGCCATCGCGACACAGTTGGGGTTGCACCCGGAGGAACTGACGGAAGCGGTAAAGACCATCTCCGGCGCGGCTTCGCAAACACTGATCCCCGCTCTTACCCTCGCTCGCACGCTAAAGAGCGTGGCCAATAGTGCGGGCGTATCGATGCAGCAAGTGATTGACGCCATTCTTGACACGCAGCCGGATGTTGGCGATCTAAATTACGGTGCGATTATGACGGCGCTGGAAGCAGAAGCCGGTAAAGCAGACACAACGGTACAAAACATTATCAACGCGGTAAAACGTTTGAATACGGAACCAACGATCAACATGAGCCGCATATCAACGGTGATGAACACACTCGCGGGCGATCTCGACGGCAGCGTGGCAGACATTATACAAGACATCACCGATCTGAACAAGCTTGATATATCGCTTGAAGACGCGGCAAAGGAAATCGGCGATCTTCAATCGAAGATAGCAGAACTTGACGCGGGCAAACTAACGAGCGTTATCAGCGCGTTTGCGAAAGCAAATACCGGCGTGAATTTCGGCACGATGATGAGTATCACGACGTTTCTTGCAGACCAAACCAAGAAACCAATTGCGGCAGTTATTGCCGGGCTAAAAGCTGACGAAGAAACGCAGAACCTTGATTACTCCTGGTTACTTGGAAACATGGAGGAAGTTAAGACCAAGTTTGGATTATCCGCCAATAATATCCGCACGACGTTACTCACCGTAGATGACACGTTAGGGGATAATCTTAGTTTTACCGACATCGCGACCAAACTCGCGGATTATCAACGTGATGAAGACCTTAAGAAATCGATCGAAACCATACAAAACAAACTCACCGAGGTCAACAAAGCGGGGTTTGATTTCTCCGGAATCGTCAACTCCCTAAACAACCTCGTATCTCAAGGAAAGCTCACCACGCCGGTAAACGAAATCATCCGCACAATACAGGCCGTAGACTCGGCTGGACAGGGGATGACATTTCCTGCGTTCTTGTCCGCGTTGTCCAGTCTGGCGGTTAAGGTAGGCGGAAAAGACGAACCGATAGACAAGATTTACCAACGGCTGTTCGAGATATCGCAAGCGCCTGAGAGTACAGATTATAAGGGATTCGTAACTGCGCTTGACGCCGTGGATGACGAGTTTAACCTCAAAGCTGGAACAATGAAGAACGCAATAGACGCGCTTGTGGCTTCTGTCGGGACAGATAAGGCAGCCAAGCTCGCAATCGAGTTCACTGGTTTAACGGAGGCAGACAAGAGGCGTTCCGAAGACATGCTGTCGTTTGTTGACGGGCTCGTACAAACAGCAAAGGAATACGGGATCAGCGTTAAAGATGTGCTGGACAAAGTCGGGGCGAGTTTTTCCGGCGGCATTGAGTTAGTTGGTTACGCCGAGAGAGCCGCTGAAAAAATGAAAGGTGTGCAGCAAAAGATAGATCAGTTCAATTCCACGATGGAAGCGGCGAAAGCTAATCTCGGGGATAAATTGCAGGGGGTTCAGGGAGTATTGGTCGACCTCGGCACGGCAATAGCCACGTGGGCATCAAAGCTCGATGAAACAGAAACCGCGGCGATTGGGCTGGCTGGGGCGTTAGGTGTTGGAGGGGCATTGCTTGTAGGATTCAAGGCGCTTATTACCGCAATCGGTGCGTTGGCAGGTGGATTCAGCGGGTTGAGTCTGGTCATGCTTGGAATAGGCGGTGCTGTTGCCGGGGTAACGGTTCTGTTCTCAATATTCAGGCAGCAATCGGAAGACGCGATATTCAATGTGGATAAATTTCGAACAATGCTCGCTTCTCTCGAAAAACTCGACTTCGCCGGTATGATTGAATCGCTTCAAGATACGATAAACAACATTAAAGAAGCACGACAGAAGACACAAGACTGGCAAGCGGACACCAATGAATTGATCTCCCTGGTGGAAGCGTACAACGAAGAATTTGACAATACGACAGATACCGTCGCCGATCTGGATTCACAGATTGAGGATTTGATATCACGAAATGAGAGTTTGGCCGAGATGATCGTGCGGGGCGCTGACGGGTACGCGTTGCAGTACGAAGAGATCAAGCGTATATCAGATGAACTCCGGCATCAAGAGAAGATGCAAGAGAGCGCGTTATACAAGCAAGTAGCGGAAGCAACGAAGGCAATTACTACGTATGAGGGTCTGAAAGAAGAGTTCAAACAGAAGAAATTAGAAATCGACCCTGTCATCGGAAGTTTTGAGGATGTCAAGAAATTCGCGGCAGAGGCGGGAAAACTCAAACAAAATATCGAAAAGATCTGGGAATCGACCGCGCCGACACCAGATAAACAAAAAGAAATCGAGCAACAATTAAAGACGTTTACAGGCACCTATAAGAAACAGCTTGACGCTCTAAAAACTATGTTCAACCTTGCACAACCGCAGAAGATGAGTGAATACTATTCCAGAACGAAGATGGTCGGATCGGTTTATGAAGACCTTGATCTGATAATAAAAACCATTGACGAGAAGTATGGCATTGTATACGAGCTTGAAAGTAAACTTAAAGATATGCAGTTTGACGTTCAAATAGCAGACATTCAGATAGACTATGCAACCTCCACCCTCAAGGAATCTGCCAAGAATACCGCTGACTTCTGGCGACGGAACATTGTACTTGAAATGGATCGCGGTCTCAAGGGCGGAAAAACAAAAGAAGAGATATCCGAGTCCGTGCTCGGGATGATTGAAGAAGCAAACAAAGAAATCTTAAGCGATCTCAAAACGATGGCTGCCAACGGCATTATCGCCGCGGAGGATGTTCAAAGGTTGTATGGTGATCCGTTATCGGGATTACAAATTGATCCTTCGTCGGTATGGGATACTTATAACAAGACAAAAGAAGCTCTCGAAAAAGCTTCTATTGACAAGCTTCTATCATCGAAAGCCAAATCACTCAACGCACAAATAAAAACGATAAACTCTCTATCGAAACAACTCGAAGCGAGCTCCAAGGTCGCGCAAAGCACGTTGGAAAAAGGCGTTAAAGATTATGAAGGCGTGCTGATCGCAGGCAGTTATCTTGGGGATATGATCTCAAACTATGGCAGTATGCTCCGAGAATTGAGCGAACTGGATACGGAACTTGAAGCTGTCAAGGCCGAATACGCTGATGCTGCCGAGCGCGAAGATTATAAAGCCTTAGAACAAAAGATTACCGCTCTAAAATCAGCATTGACGATTCATGCGGCAGCAATCGATAAAGTCAAAGCGGGGTTCGGGTCTAAGGCGTTGGAAGAAGTCCAATCGGTAAAAGAATCTATCGAGAGTCTTAACAAAGACATGGAATTAGCTACCGATGAGAATTTGAATGCAATTTGGTATAAGTATCAAAACCTCAACGCGAAATTCAACCAACTGCGGCGTTCCGGCGCTCATCAATACGCGGATGATGCGACTAAAGACCAGATCGATATGATGTTTGAACAACTCGCCGTCTTGCTTGCCAGTATGAAAGAAGAACTCGGCAATAAGTTGATAAAAGCGCACCTTGTGCTGCCGGTCGAAACGATATCAGTCACAGCGGAAAAGATTGACACAACGGGACTGTTGAAGCAATTCAACGCCGAATGGCAAGCAGCGCTTGAAAACAATCCGCTATTCAACCAATACACGGTAGAGGGCGAACTAAAGATCAAGAATGCTCAAGAATCGATTGAAGGGCTCGTGACAGAAGTCGGTGCCGCGGCGCAGGAGTCAGCGAAAGAAACGGAGATAACCATCCAGATTACGCCGGAATACACGTTTGACGAAAGCCGCCTCGAAGCAAGATACAAACAACTCGGTGGCAAAATGCGCACGCAAATCGCAGGCACGACATACGTGGCTGGAGAAGATCCGGGGCTTGACGCGTTCCTTTATCAGCAAGAACAGATATTTCAAAACCTTACGAAAGAAAGGCAAGAACTCGCCGCCAATGCCCGCGACGCGGCACTGTCCTACAACAAGCGGAAAGAATTCTACAACCGTTTGATCGGCGTATACCGACAGATGGAGGACCTCGCTCTCGAATACGGGGATAAGGAAGGGGCTATGACGTATGCCAATCTTGCCGGATACGAAGAACTCAATGCCGAACTTCTCGGATTACAAACGCGGTATAACGAGATTCAAGCGGCAAATGTGGCTCTTGATGACACAGTCAAAGACGAAACAGAGCGGGAACGGCTCCGCGGCGAGTATACACGAGAAGCGGCAACCATTACCGAGCAAATGATATCCGCGCTCATAAAGTCAAAGACAATGCTTACAGATAAAGACTTCGGGCAATTCTTTCCTGGTTTGAACATCGTGGCGGTAAAGAAGGACATTGAATCGTTAACCAAGTCCCTCGCGTACTACAATGCTTTAATCGGAGATATGGATATGTTTGGCAGTTTATCCGCGCAAGTGAATGCGTTTGATCGGGCGATAGCGGAAACGACAGATATTGAAGTAAAGTGCGATGCTCTTGAAAGGTTTATTGCAACGATGAAAGAAAGCGAGGCCGTCGCAAAACAAGGGGGATTCGAACAATCCACATTGTTTATCCAAGGGATATTGCTTTCCAAAGAAGCTGAACTCGAAGCGATGCGGACGGATCTTGAAAAAAAGCGCAAGACGGACTTTGAACAAGAAACAAAAGCGATGGAAGATGAATACACCAGGTTGATCGCTCTATACGAACAACTCGGCGATAACGATTATGCAACCGAACAGATGCGACAATACGCGAACTATCTCAAACAGCGTCGCGAACAAGCGGCAATCACATGGGGATACGAATCTGAGCAGGTGGCTGCGCTTACCGGGGAGATAAAAGAGTTAAACGCTGAACTCGCTGCCGCACAGGTAAACGCTTACGCAGCCAAACTCAAAGAAACGACCGCTATTATCGGAAAGTATCTTCGGGATGGCAACGTAAACGCCGTGATGGAAGAGATAAACGAGCAGATTGCGGCTCTCCGTACCTACGAAGAAAGTATCGTTCGCACAACTGAAGAACTCACAATAGGAGAAAAGATACGGCTCGGTATAGTGCGATCACTCCTCTCTTACTATGAACGGATGGCGAAGTATGCCGCTCAGGCTCAAAGTGACGCGCAATTAAGAAATGCGCTTACGCAATCGCTCGAAGAAGCCGGCCGCGGGATTGAGTTTTTAGAGCAAGCTGGCGATCAAGGCAAGCTCCGAAGCTATTACGAAAGCCTGATCAGCTCCTTAGAAAGTCTCGCGCTAAAAGCCGTGGAAGAAGGTACCGTATCAAAGCAAGTGATTGACGAGATACTTGAAAAGATCGGATTGCTCAAGACGGCACTTGGTGAGATATCGGGGTTTGACCTCTCATCCGCGTTATCGGAATATTCCGCGACGCTGGACAAAGAACTAAACCGTGCGAGTGTATATACCGACTTAGGGCAAAAGGAAGACGCGGCGTCCTCTTATCAAAGCGCGCTTACGGCGGCTAAACGCTTGCAGGAACAGATGATAGACGAAGGGTTAACGGGCACACAAGAATGGAAAGACCTATTGCAAGACATCGCGACGCTCCAAGACAAAATCGAGAGCGCAAAAGAAAAAACGAGCAAGCTTGCGGACGTGCAAAAACAAGTAACCGAATCAAAGCGATTACTTGATTACTACAAATCCACAGGCGACACAGAAAAGTACAACTCGTCACTAAGCAGCCTCGTTAACACACTCGAAGGATACCAAGAAGAGATGATCAAAGCGGGCGAGATTGGATCAGAGGCGTGGCAGCTTGTGACCGGAGAATTGTCACAGTATAAAGCCGAACTTGACGCGACGGAAGCCGCAGAGAAAGAACGAGAGAAGCAACTTGAGCGGCAGCGTAAACTCTTGCAGAAACAAGCGGACTTCTTGAACACGATCATTGGTTCAATCGCCAGCGAGTTCTCGCAATTTGGGGAAGTCGGCTCGCTTATTGGTTCTATTCTTGAAACGATGAAGTTTACCGTTGAGGAAATGGAAGACGGCACGTCACGACTCGTTTCTCCGTTCGAAGACCTCGAAATGCTCTCTGCGGATATTGGAATGGCCATCGCGTCGTGGGCGATACAAGAGATCGGGAAACGCGTCGCCGAAGTGCTCGCGGCGTTCGAAAAGATCAACGAGTTGTCGCAAAAGACGAAGTGGGATTTGGGGATGTCGAATCTCGCTCAAACACTCAAAGACTTTCAGGAATTTGAATCCAATCAGGCTAAGCTAAACGAACTGCGAGGTGCGCGCGTTGGCGCGGCAATCGCGGACTTCTT